TTAGATACATCATTTGCTTTGTTTATGTTCTGAATAGCAGCATTTTCTAACCATGCTGGAATTTCAGTAGTTTGTGAACTTGAGCCGCCTTTAGACATCTTAAAACCTCTTTTCTAATAATACTAGCTGGGCTTGCCAACCATCATTTTTTAATGCTTTAACCCAACCTTTTCGGCCTGTCATGGTAAGACTTTCGCACCCTTGACTGATAGCCCATTGTACCACGTCTGGTTGCATACCTAAAATTTCTTGTAAATCACCACCACCTAAAAATACATGTAGAACCTTTTTCTGTGGGTAAACGGTTATTTCTGTCACTAGGCAAGAATCCTTAGCAGGCCATAGCTGCATCTCACCAGCCAGAATAGACTTTACAATATCCTCATATAAGTGAGTCCCACCACCGTACTCTAATGCCGATTCTATCCACCCCTTACAGCGTTTTAGTTCACTCATGGATTATAAAAAATAAATTTATTCAGGTTTTCAGACATAAAGGTTTTCTGAACAATACCATAAGGGCAAAAATGCTCTGTAACGACTGTGATAGTTTCGTACCTAACTTTATTCCACTCAACTTTTAAAGCTAAGTGCCCTTTACCTTCTTTCCTATCCATATCGAAGTTATCATAACCGTCTAAAGTTTCCCACTTTAGAGACTTTTCCCTACCATTTAAGCCACCGTAAACATCCAATGTCCTAAAGGTACAAATGCCCTCAACGTAATCAGCGGATATGTAAAGGTCATTGTTCTTAGGGGCAATATTGACACGGGTAACACTATGATAGGGTGGGTCAGGTGTAAGATATTGTATTATAAAGAACGCAGCAGTAGCTATAATCGCCACCACTCCTAAGTCAAATAAATAGTTTTTAATGCCTTTCTTTTTAACTATCAAGACCACCTCCGATAATCCATGCACCTACAGCGGCTATAATCAGACCCAATACTGTCCTAATCACCCATACTCGCATCTCTACAATCCCGTCAACAGTACCCTCTACCGCCACCGCTTTACCCTGCATTGCTATGATTTCTTTTTCGACTTCCCTAACCTCATCGTTCAGCTTATCAAGCTCACTGTGTAACTGTCGGAACTTGATGTCAAGCTGATCAACTTGATATGCCATTTTGTCTGTCATTTGTATTTCCTTATATTAATGCAGGTATTAGATTGGTATTTGACTCAATGCCAGTGATTTTATCCAACTTGGCTTCTTGCGCTTGCGTCAATCCTGCAGACTCAACTAAAACGGCTTGTACAGGCGCTTCTATGTTAGTCTGCCTATGCCACCGCCCAAGAGTTTCTGTCATAGGTGTAGTACCTTCTGCCGTATCAACATATCCGCTTAAGACAGTAATTCCGTCAGCCTCTTTAGGTCTAATTCGCCAGCCTCTTTGTAATTTCAGATACAAAGGAACTGGAGCAACCCCTCCTATTTGCGTCATACCCACGCCATATTTAAGGTTATCTCCAAGGACTGACCAGTCAACCATAGCCGTCCATATCTCACGGCCTGAAACATTAAATGAATCAAGCTGAATTATTCTTTCGGTCGGGTAAAATTGAATAGCCATAGTTGCCCCTTACAAGTATGCACGATCTGCTTCTGCAACAAGTCCAATAGTTATAACCTTAGACTCTGTTAAAGTTCCTACTGCTACAGCAAACTTGGAGAAGCCTGGAGCAATGCCAATCAAAGTAACAGATTTATCCGTTCCAGCCTGAGCTCCTGCTGAGTCATTGTCATAATCGAAACTAAACGGGATCTCGAGTGCATCAATAATACCAGTAATAGGGTTTCCAGACGCATCATTAACAGTGATTACTCCGTTACCATCCTCTGCATAGTCGTTGTCAGCACCATCAGGGGAAGTATACATCAAACGGTAACTAGAACCTAGCTGAACCATAACTGGGTTAAACGATAATTTACCAGCGGCTACGAACGGGTTAGCTCGTGCAGTGCCACCTGTGTCAGCAAATGTTACGCGGTTAGAATCGGCAGCAGCAACGTTATCAATGAAAACACCTGTGGATGTATTTAGTGTCTCGCCAACAAATGCGCAAAGCACGTTAGCTGTTTGTCCAATTACACTACCTGAACCGCTGTCAATGTCATTCGATTGACGTAATAAATACTGACACTTCGTATAAACCTTCTCAAGAGGCGCTCCATTTCCGTTAATGATAATATTGTAGTTAAATGCACTACCACCTATTGTTCTACTTTGGTTGGTATCAAAATACTCAACTGTGATGCCATCATAAGGGGCATTGGACATTTCCGAGTCTAGGTCAGTTATTTTTAAATCATTCTCGTTAGATAGAAGCAAGTTAACAATAAACGCGCCAGTAGCTGTCTTACCAGTATCTGCCAAAACACTGTCTTTGAATTTCTTTCCTTGTTCACGAACGAATCCTTTGAAAAATGTCCGCTTATCGAAGTTGCCATTGGAACTGTCACCGAAAACTTGAATACCTTCGTTAGCTTGGTCTGTAAAGGTGAAGTTTGTTGGCGCATCTGCTGGGGCGCGTTGGAAGTATAATTGTGAGCCCACACTAACAGAACCAAGGCCACCGATACCTGCGTATTGACGCGTTAATCCACCTGTGTTGTCGTACTCGTTCCAACCACCATCACGAAGCATCTGTCGAGTAGCATCGTTCTTTGGTTTCCATCCGTTGTTATTACCACCAGCATCAACACCGAAGTAAAACTGTCCAGAAAGAGCGTCCAAGGCGTTCATAGGGAAAGGGCTGTCTTGGTATGCCAGTGTCGCCCATAGGTCAACAAACTTGCCATACAGGGCTTGTATAGTTACTCCGTCTTTAGCGATTAGGCTACCTGCACCATCAACAAATTCAAAGGTTCTCGCAGCTTCATCAATCAGCAGGTTAGTGCCAACGATTAGCTCTGATCTAGCTTTTAAAGTAGCCATGTTAAATTTCCTTAGTTAAAATAATGTAATTTCTGTTGGAGTAGCGCGTTAATCCCCCACTCACTTGTTGTTCTTTTTCAGAGCCGAAAGTAAACCCGTTTGGTAGCTTTAAATCTTCAATGGTTTCAAACTGTAGTCCTATAAACTTACCGTCTGTTGTTTCAATAATTTGTTTCATTAGTTATATGCCCTGTCTATTAATAGTTGAACTGGAAGAGTTTGGTTTTCTCCTGCGAGGTAGTACCCGTAGGCATATTTTATTCCGTATCCCGGCAGAATCACGCCAATATCCACATACTGCGCACCCACATAAACCCACTCGAAATCATTTCCCGCCTGTGCGTCAACACTTGCGAGAACTGTATCTGTTCCAGCCGCTAAAATAACAACATCAGCGCCTGTTTGGTTCACCTGAACAGTAAGTGTCTTATCTGGCAGAGTAGTTCCAGATGAATCTGTAAGAGACCCTGTCGCCTTTGCTCCATTGAGTCTGGTTATAGTTGAAGTGGTGGTTATGGCACCAGTGTATGTACAGCCGTTCAAAGTTAGCGACCATGAGCCAATGTTCACAAAGTCAATGACAAAGATGTCATCATCTTTTGTGCTATTTATAGACTGTGCTAATTCATGATGGTAATAATCAAAGAGTTTTTGTGCGTCTGTATCCCCCGAAATTAAGATAGACTTATTGGTAAAATCTAAAGTTATTCCAAGGATTGCCGCTGCTTCTAATTTAGTGGATACAAGCCTAGCGTTGTCACTAGCGCCTAAAAGCTCGGTAGAACGTGAGCTATAAGATAAGTTGGTTTTTGCAATCGGGATTATGCCATATTTCTTAATATAAAGAGAAAATGGTTCATAAGCCACTGCTTCTGACGTGTCTATGGCAATCCTTGTCCAGTCGTTAGTAATAACAAGACCTTTTTCATTGGTGCCTATTGAAGTTGAGATTATAGTGCCATCTGAATTTGATGTTAGGGTTTTTGTTTTAATAGGCGAATATGGACTTGCATTTTTACCAGTAGTCCAACCAGCATCACCATTTACATCTATTAGTGCAATCAGCGCATCTTCGACAGGTACACCCGTGCTGTCTTGAATTTTAATGTCTAAAGAATAACCTTCATACATTATTCCCGTCCCATCATTATTATGCCACTTAAAACATTTGTCGTAGCCCACGGGGAAACTTGTATTCCAAAAATAAGCTTCTTCATAAAATTGATAAAGAAATACAGGCGTATTAAACAAAGGATCATTGGGCGCATCTCCAAAGTACGCCAGATCAAAAACATCTGCGCCCTGAAGATCATTTTGGTCACTCCTTGGGCTTAGTATTCCTGAGAATACTTTATGTCCAAAACTGTTTACAGGTTGTTCGAGCGTCATTAAGCCAGAACGTTCGCCGAAAAAGTTACAATTTTTTGTGTCGGTTTTACTATCTTCCAACAAAACCATATCTCTAAAAGTGCAGTCATAAGCAGTAAATTCGTCAGGGTTTACTGTTTGGTTAATTCTTGAAAGCTTGTTAGACCCATAAGCAGTACCTTGCATTTTATTGATAATATCCAAACCGTAAAAACGTGTAGTGCCTTCCAGTGCAACCTCAACATAAGCGTTGGTACTGCCTTCGCTCAAGGTGTTACCGTGGTTGCACAGAGTTATGGTACCGCCTTGTTGTCCCTTGCCGTCAATTGACATGCCAAACTGTATAAATCCGCCAGCCTTTGATTTTAAGCGTTTCTTGTCCGTATTAAACATTAAACTATTTTTCACGCCACCAAACACGCCTCCGGGTTTAACTTCAATACTGCCAACTTCCACCGCCACGACCTTACCTCTTGGGTCACCGATATAAACAGCCTCTACACCATTGTTTTCGGGAACACCTGTCAGATCAGTTACATCGTAGCTAATCGTAAAGGTTGTCGTATTATCTGGTTGAGTCTTCCAGTCCTCATATACTGTTATGGTGCTTGCTGTTGAACTTAGAACACAGCGGCTTTGGCCTTCACCCGCACCACCTGTAATTAAGATAATCCTTGAATCCCATGATGTACTAAAACCTGAACCTGTCAGCGTATTTATTGAGCCACCTGATGCAAAACCAGTTGCAAAGCCAGAATCAATTTCAATGTCTAAACCATTTATAGTTATACTCATTTATGCCTCTGTTACGCTGGTCAATGCGCCATTAGTGTAAGTAAGTGTTTTTGTAGTTACTGCGCCTGCAGATGTAGTTTGTACTATCTGAGTCAAAGCGCCCAAGGTATACGTAAATGCTTTTGTTGTGCCATTCCCATATGTAATAAGCGTTAATACTCCAGCAGTGTAAGTAAATACAGGGTTATTAAGCGTTTCCGTTGCAGCCGTTGACAGCTCAATCCAAGCGCCATCTTTAGAGACTACAGGGTATCCCCCTCTATCCCATAGAAGTACACCATTCTCTGCTGCAGACTCAGTAGTCCCCTTGTGTCTTAAGGCACTACGTGTTGCTGCTAGCCATGCCGATGTACGTTGCGCCCATTGCTGCCAGTTACCACCTACAAGTGCTGGTGGCCTATCTTGGAGGCTCAACGCTTGCCGCCTTGCTTAACTTCCAATCTATTAATACCAACACGCCAATCATTAGCATTAACCCCTTCAATGCGTATCCTGATTTGTCTGCCAGTGAAGCGTAGACTAGTGGGATTTGCCATATTAAATGGGCCGTATGTTCTTTCCAAATCATTGGGATAAAATCTAGTTTTAAAAGTTGCGTCAACATCGCCCTGCGTTTTCTCATCTGGTATCATTTTAGTAACGGACATGACATTCTCACCATCGCCAATAGAAATTGGCCCTGACTCTGCAAAAGGTTCTACACCATCGTAGATAAAACCTATCTCATGCTCGTATATCTTGTAATTTGCTGCTGAAGCCATTAGTGGTTGGCGGTATGCGCTTGCATCTACACCCGAAGTGCGATCCATTAGACCAATAGACCACGTTTTATCGTTGTAGTTAAAAACCACATAGCGATTATTCTCGTTTGAAGATCCTGAAGGGTAGAACCACCATATCTCACCAAAGGCTTTATTTGATACTGAGAAAACCTTACTAATCTGGCTTTGGTTTATATCTGAAAAGACATAATCACCAACATCACAATCAACCTCAACTACAGATCCACCAGTGTATGAATAGAAAGACCTGCTACCCATCCACATAGCCCCTAGATCCACTACAGAGGCCGCTGAAGAGGATACTATTCCACAGGATGTACCAATACGCTCTATGCCAAACACGTAAGGGGGGCCACTGTACGTTGCGGCATGAGCATCAGTATCAGTAAGTATTAATGTTTGCCCCTGAACCTTAACGGCACATTGTATGCGTCCGTCTGTTTGTAGCTCAATACTTCCAGCCTCATTCGTAGCCGCTGCAGTCCATACAGTGTTATCTTCCCTATCTGACCATGCAATGTTGCGAGGATTTCCACCAGCACCTAGCGCCATTACAAACCGCTCATCAGTAACCACTACAGATCTATTGCCTATAGGGGCGTTAGCAATAACAGCAGCAGGTGTACTGCCATTTAAAGCCCACTCATAGATCTTGCCATCGGCATTAGAGCAGGCTATAAGGTTCTGGCCCCAAGACTGTAACGCCCATGATGTGGCAGGTACAGTTAGTGAGTTTTCTTGCCTTGGCACCCCATATTGCTCGTAGCCGTAAAACGCATTACCAAACCCTACTGGATTAGTTGCGTCCTCATTGCCGCTAGTAAGACCTACTGGAGTTATATCTGCTATTGCACCACTAGAATTATAATAATATAGCTTATTATATGTGCCAGCAGCGATATATCGAGCCGATACGTTATCCATCCATGAGTGCATACCACGGATCTTAGCATTAGCAGCGTTAGGGCTACGTGTACGCCATCCACCGATAGGACGCAAAGTGTTGTCATGCCACCTTACCAGATTAGCATCACGCCACCGTCCAGACCCCTGCAAGTCTGTACCATTACGATAAACACCTGCAGAGATCCAAGGGTATTAAAGCCATTATTATCTACCTACTCTGGGCCTGACTCTTCTAAAGATGCTAAGTGTGTCATGTATGCTAGGCATACTGTTGGCGTATGAACCGCTGCCACAATAGCTTGGGTTTCGGCTGACTCACTTGATACATCATCGTTAGGGTTAATTACGTGACGTGAATAGCTTTTGCCACCCACTATGACACCATCGTCTTCTACCCAAGTGGCGTGACGGCACTGAACGTGCCTAAACTCGCCTACGATTTCTGTTTTGTCTAGCTGTGTGATTCGTGATAAAGCCATGTTAATTATTCCTTGGTCTGTGCCTAGCGTCCACTAGGCGTGATTTGTTTATGTTAAACTCTGTAACTTACGGTAAATGTTATGTAATTTAGGGTCCCCACCTTCCACACACCACCACCAGAAAAATTCACACGGCCTGTATCAGTGACGAAATTAGAATCACCTAAGCCTGTCCCATTTTCTGACAACAGTGAAGCAATACCCAAAGCAACTCCACCGAGATCATTAGGATTAGGGGTAAACGGCAGACCTGATACAAACGGGGATCCTGTGCCACCATTGGTAATTGATGCCCTTATATTGCATAAAATTGTCACTAAATCTCCTACTTTTGTATAGGTTCCAGTTCGCCCAGTGTAAGAAGAGATGATTGGGTCTGAGCTTGTGCATTTAAGCGTTGGAGTCCAAGTCCCTTCCTCATAGTCATCAAGGGTATTAGCTGATGAATACACGCCTGCTGATGTGCCTAGCGTGATGCCTGCTGGTGCTATTAAGTGGCCACTATTATCAATAGTCAGAGCCGTTGTCCAGCTTATTGTCGAATCTGCTGTGCCTGTTGGGGCTACGTTAAAAACGTGCGTACCACCTGCTTGATAATAGTCAGTCGCATGATTAGAGGATGTATCGTACTTGTAAGCTGAACCATCAAAATAATAATTAGCACCTACTGATGTAAAATCAGGACCAGCAGCGCCACCTCCCCAAAATACTGACGCTGTGTCTATGGTTAATGAATTGTAAGACTGCCACCCATCATTAGGCGTAACACCAATACCTACGTTTTCATTAGCATCAATAGTGATGGCTGTTGCTGTGGCGCTATCCTTTATACCTGTAGACTCAAAGCCAGCTATAACACCTGTCATCGTGCCACCAGCTTTAGGCAAGGCATTACTAGCCAGATCTTCGTTTGATTTCATCTGGGTATCTATACCGTCCATATCGGTATTGAGCTTAATTCCCCAAGTATCCTCTGACGCTCCAACTTCAGGCTTTACTAACCCATAGTTTGTGGTAGTTGTATCAGCCATTTTAATATTCCTGTTAAATAATCTATTACTATTATACTACAAATTAACCCATGTGGCGCTATCTTCGTCCTTATCCGCCCAATCATCACTGCTAGCGTCTTTATCAGCCCAATTACTGCTACTAACATCCCCATCAGCCCAATTACTACCTGCTAACGGCTTGTTAACCCATACAGCGGTGCCTACAGCTTTATTAGACCATGCACCACTATTAACGCCTTTATCAGACCAAGCATTAACACTTAAACCTTTGCCAGCCCATACCGCGTTACTAGCGTTCTTGTCTACCCACACACCGCCATTTACAGACTTATCAGTCCAGTCGTTAGCGTCAATGGGTTCTGGTTCCCACTTCTTCCTACCATTAGCAGTAACGACACTTGACGCAGTTATAGACGCTGCTGCGCTTACAAGTATGCTAGAGCTAGCTGTAACGCTAGATAGTGAACTTATAGACGCTGAACTAGAGCCACTTACAAAGGCTTTAGCAGTAACAGAAGATATTGCAGATACTTGAGCCTGTGCCTGCTTAACAATGTCGCCATCTGCTGATAGTGTCGATACAGAGCTAATACTACAAGATGCAGGTATTACCCTTAACGCACTAGCCGTCACGTTAGATGCTGGAGATATTAATGCTTGACTGCTTATTAATACAGAAGCTACTGCTGTTACGCTTGATAATGAAGCAATAACTGCACTAGATGATTTCTTAATAGATCCTTTAGCAGTAACCGCACTTGTGGCAATAGTAGAAGCTGCTGCTGGTAATAGTCTAACACCAGATGCAATCACAGATGATGCTGAGGCTATATTAGAACTACCTAACCTAACTGCCTGACCAATTGCCGTTGTTTGAGATATTGAATTAACTGCAGCCTTAGCCTGACTAACCAGCGCCCCACTTGCCGATAACGATGATGCTACCGATACGCTTGCTGTACCATTAACAGGTACTACTTCGCCATAGGAGCCACGCCCATAATAAGCTGTTCCATAAGCCTTCGTAGCGTCTGCAGATACAGTGGAAACTACTTCTACTAACGCAGTACCACTAGCTTTTATTGAGCCTGATACCGATAGCGAACTTACTGCAGATATTGATGCCTGCCCTAGCTTATTACCGCCTGAGTTAGCTGTAACTGTAGATACTGAAGATACTACTGACTGACCGCTTAACACCCTTAAAGCTAACGCTGTTACGCCTGATATTGCATTAATATTTGCGCTAGATGATTGTGCAATAAATCCTACAGCAGTAACTACACTAGAAGCGCTAACAGAAGCCGCTGTTGACGCTACCCTAATGCCTAATGCAGATACAGATGATAATGACGCGGACACACTAGAGGCGCTATTAACTTTAGCGCCATCTGCAAATGTATCACTTGATGTTATGCTTTCTGCAACCCCAAGCCTGACCAACTGACCTGCAGCAGATGTACTAGATAGCTGATCTGATTGGGCGCTACCTTTTACTACAATGCTAGGGTTAGCTGTTGATACTGAGACACTAGAAACTAAACAAGACCCATTAAGGATCTTTGAAGAGGTTGCATTAACATCAGATAATGATGATATTGATGCGGAAGATGTGGCTGAAGATGAGCCGTTAGCACTTACTAAGCTACTTGCTGATATGTCACCACTTGAGCTAACCACCCTAATACTAGCAGCGGTAATGTCAGAGAATGATGGTAAGTAAACCTCACCATTGGCAACACGTATACCGCTAGCATTTAATGCCGTGAACACGTCAACAAAGACAGAGCTAGACAATACTCGTTCTGGATCAGCCTGTGTATTACTGAAAGTTAATACAGCAGCTTTAGCGTCAACATACGGGATCTCTCCATATATGTTAACGCCATATTTGGCTGTTCCAAAACCATAGGCCATATTAGTCTAGCGTCACGTCAAACTCACCACTCTGGAAGCGGAATACATCGCCACTGCTAATTGTCTTCGATGCTGTCAAAGCTGTTTCCATGAGCATATTACCACCAGATGAGGCATCTAGCAGAGCAGTGTGGGTAATAGTACCCCAAGATCCTGTGGCTGCTGGAAACTCTACATCACCGTTATTCTCTGTTGCTCCACTCGTTGCAGTGGTAAAGCCCATTACCTTACGTGTATAACCACTCCCAGTACACTCTGTACCACCACCAGCAGCATTAGTAGCTGAAGTATAAAGGGCTACGTATACCTCAGCAGGAGATGTAAAGCTGGTATTTTTAACGATGTGGTCTAAAACCTTGTCTTCTGTATAAGTTGTAAATGACATTAGTATGATCCTATTTTTAAGCGTAGGCCTGAGCCACTAGCTGTTGATTTACTGCTAGCGTCATTAATTCGCTTTACAGCCGTTGCATATAGTGCGGCCCATGTTTGAGCGCGTTCATCTTCTTTCAAAAATGGCGCTGAATGCAGCAAAGCACCATACAAATAAACATCAGGGTAATGAGTTAAAAGCCAGTTAGTAGTAACTGAAGCTGATAGCTCTGGAACCTTTTCGTAGTATAACAGAATTGCAGACTGCGACCCACTGGGAGATGGGAATACTTCAAACTGGGAAGAGTTTAGCGCATAGCTGTGCGGTATACCTGTAGCATCATCAACCCTAGCCCTAGCTGCCTGCATGGAAGACAGAGACATATACTCAAGGTCTACAGTGCCATTAGCCGTTAGATGAAAGCGTATAGTCTGGATCCAATCGGTAGGAATACCAGTAAACTGACCACTAATGGTAGTCTCTGCTCTTTTCTCCATCC